AAAGAAAAGGAAAATTAATTAATTTTGACACTATGAAAAAAGATACATATTATTTCTCACACGATTCCAATACTATGGATGATTACAAAATTGTGAAAATCATTGATAGTTTAGGAATGGAAGGTTATGGCATATTTTGGGGATTGATTGAAATACTCCGAAATCAACCAGACCACACTTATCCTGTTGAGGCAGCCGTATTAAAATACAGGCAATGGAACACAAGCCAAGATAAAATAAAGGTCGTAATTTTGAACTATGACCTTTTTGTTTTGGATGATAAAATGTTTTATAGCGAGAGCCTTTTAAAGCGTATGCAAATAGCAGACAATAAACGACAAAAAAGAGTTAATGCTGGTAAAAAAGGAGGTCTGCAAAAGGCTAATAATCAGTTAAATCGTAGCAATGCTAAAGCAATGCTCAAGCAAAAGCTACCAAAGGAAAGTAAATTAAAGGAAATTAAAGTAAATGAAATTAAAGAAAACGAAATAGAAATATTAATAAATTATTCGTTTGATGACTTTTGGGACTTGTATGACAAAAAGATTGGTAAGAAGCAACCATTAGAATCCAAATGGGTTAAATTTTCAGATGAAAAAAGGCATACGATTATGGATTATGTAAAAAATTATGTAATTTCAACACCGAATAAAAAGTACCGAAAAAATCCACAGACATTTTTTAATGCAGAGGGATGGAATGATGAACTAATAAATGAAAAAAATGAAATCAAAATTACCGACATTAATTGGCTCAACGAGTAATACGTTAGCAGAGGTATGGCAATCAAATAGCCCATCTTTTGTTCAGATACAAAAAGAACAAGGAAAACCATACATAAAGGCTGCATTAATGAGTGAAGTATTAAAGATGGTGGAGATTCTGAAGGCAGATATGCAAGAGATACATTGTAAATTCTTTGTAGATTACATATTGGATAACTACAATAGTTACAATGTAAACGATATAAAATTTCTAACGAAGAAATTAGCACAGAATAATCCTTATGGCAAACCTATACTCCAGAACTTAATCTTTGAATTAGACCAATATAGCATAGAGAGGTCAGAGATAGCAGTTGAGTATAGGATAAAAGAAAGTGGAGAACATAAGCAAATCCAGAACGATGACTTTGCCAAAATGTATGAAAGGCTAAAGGTAAAAAGCAAACCACCTAAAAGCCAAAAGGAAAAAGATGCTGATGCTATTGCAAGAAATAACGAGAAGATTGAACAGATGAAAAGGGAGGGCTTGATATGAAAATACTTAATTTATATGCTTGTTTAGGTGGCAACCGATACAAGTGGAACGAAGTCAAAGATGATATTGAAGTAACGGCAGTTGAGTTAGACTCTGAAGCTGTAAGATTATATCAAGAGCGTTTTCCAAACGATAATGTCGTTGTTGCAGATGCACATCAATATTTGCTTGAACACTATAAAGAATTTGATTTTATTTGGAGTAGTCCTCCTTGTCCAACACATAGCAGAGCAAGATATTGGGCAATAGGTGCTAATGGTAAAAGCCCAACATACCCTAATCTTAATTTGTATTCAGAAATACTTTTCTTACAACATCATTTTAAGGGTAAGTATGTAGTTGAAAATGTAATACCTTATTACGAGCCATTAATACAAGCAAAGAAACGAGGTAGGCATTTGTATTGGACTAATTTTAATTTACCAAACAATTTACAAGATAGAAGATTTGGTATAAGCCAAACAAAAAATGAATTAAAAGAACTATCAGAATTTCATAACTTTGATTTTTCAAAATACAAAGGGAATCAAAGTAAAGTAAAAATGGCTCGGAACTTGGTAGATTATGAAGCTGGTAAAACAATATTAGAAACTGCTTTAGGAATTATTAGAAAAGAAAATACTAATCAAATGGAAATGTTTTAAAAGGGTTTGATATGATAAGTGGATTTGATATAGAAACGCAAGAATTAAACGAGTATGAATCACAAGTTTTAATGCCTATTATTATTAAAGGGCTTATAACTAAAGTGGGTAAAGATAAAGCCGTAACAAGTGGTTATATTTGCAGTAAAATAACGGAGGCTGGATTAAAGATAAATCCAGCGAGATTAAGAAAAATTATCCACGAAATAAGAATTACAGGAGCAGTTGCAAATCTTATTGCTACAAACAAAGGATATTATATAAGTAAAGATAAAGAAGAACTTGAAAAATACATAGAAAGTTTGCATCAGCGAGAAAGCAGTATTGCTGCACAAAGTGGTTTTTAGGACATAAATTTAACTTAAACAAAGGGTATCCAAAATATATAATTGTAAATGGTCAAAAAGAAGAGAAAAAGTTTACAAGGGTGGGAATGTCTGGAAATTTTGATTTATACGAGAGTGGAGAATATCAACTAAAAATAAAATATAGAAATTAGTAATATAAAGAATATGAAAATAAAAGAAGAATTTAAAAAGTTAATACCACCATTAACCACCGAAGAATTTAAGCAGTTAGAAGATAATTGTTTAGCAGAAGGAATCAGAGAAAAGATAATTACTTGGAATGGTTTTATTATAGATGGTCATAATAGGTTTGAAATTTCTGAACGATGGAATTTAGACTATCAAACCGAAAGCAAACACTTTGCAAATGAAGAAGCAGTAAAAGAATGGATGATACTTAACCAATTTGGTAGAAGAAACTTAAGTAACTACCAAAGAAGTGTTTTAGCATTAGAACTTGAAGATGTTTTTAGTAAAAAAGCAAAGGAAAGTAAATCAGAAAAAGTTGCACATTTTAGAAATACGGGTGAGGTTTTGGCAACATTGCCAACACTTGATACTCGTAAAGAACTTTCTAATGTTGCACAAGTTGGAGAAAGAACTTTAGCTAAAGTAAAAAAGATACAAGAAAAAGCACCAGAAGAAGTAAAAGCAAAATTAAGAACTGGTGAAGTAAGTATTAACGCTGCTTATAAAGAAATAAAGAAGGAGGAAAAGAAAGAAGAAATACGAGAAGAAAGAAGAATATTAGCAGAAGAAGGAAGCAAAAAAGAAATAGAAATAGATTTTAGGCTGGGTGATTTTGAAGAAGTGTTTGCAGATATTGAAGATGGCAGTATAGATTGTATTATAACTGACCCACCATATCCAAAAGAGTTTATTGAATGTTGGAGTAAATTGTCAAGATTTGCAAAAAGAGTATTAAAACCAAATGGATTTTGTATAGCATATAGTGGACAAATGCACTTGCCAGAAGTAATAAAAAGAATGAATGAACATTTAGATTATTATTGGACTTTTGCAGTATATCACGAAGGTCAAACACAGATAGTAAATGGTGTTAATTTGATATGCAGATGGAAACCTGTTTTAATATTTCAAAATGGGAAGAAAAAATTAAATAACACATTCCAAGATTATTTTATTTCAGAACAAAGAGAAAAACAAGGACACGATTGGCAACAAAGCAAGAGTGGAGTAGGTTATTTAATAGAAATGTTTACAAAGCCAAATGATTTAATATTAGAACCTTTTGCTGGTAGTGGTACAACAATAAAAGCAGCGATTGAAAAAGGTAGAAGAATTAAAGCATCAGAAATTGATGTTAATACATATAATATAGCAAAAAGTTTATTATGACAAGGAAAGAAATTACAGGAATTAGAGATTTAACATTTAGTCGGTGGATTAGAAAAAAATTACCAGATTCATCAACAGGATATAGCGTAAGTGATTTAGATTTTGTTTTATGGAATTGGAAAACCAAAAAAGTAATGATGTTAGAAATTAAAACAAGAAGCGATTTACCAAGAAAGGGTCAAAAATATATGTGGAAAAATATTAATAATTGGATGAGAAAAGGTGTTGATGATGGATGGAAATATTTAGGGTTTAATTTAATAGTGTTTGAAAAAACAGATTTTTTAGATGGCAAGTGCTATTTGAATAATGAAGAAATAACTGAAAAAGAATTAATTAATTTTTTAAGTTTAGAAGATTAACTAAAAATAAAATATAGAAATGGAAAAAATAAGTAATTACAAATACAGGAAAGCGTTAGAGATTGTCAAAGAATATGTCAATCAATTAAACACAGATAATAGTGCAGTATTAGATGATTTAAGGCAAACAAGTTTAAAGTTAGGTCTAACCTTTGAAGAAATAAATAACAGTAGTAGGCAGAGAGTAAATGTGTATAAGAGGGTAATAATGGCTAACTACATAAGTGGTGCTTATCCTAACTTGACTTTGCAAGAGATAGGTAATTTAATGAATAAGAATCACGCAACTATTATTCACTACTTGAGGATATACGATAACTTGTGTTTGTACAAAGATTTTAGACAGATGGATGAGTTGGTAAATGCAGCAGAATAAACAAAGTGGTAATAAATTCGTTATATGAATATGGAAAGTTATAGTTATTTCAATGATTATTTTGAGTTGTCAGAATTTGATAGCCCAGATGAAGTAGGTAGTGGAGTAAATATGGATACGCAATTCTTGGACATGATAAACGATGCGAGGCAATATGCTAATGTGCCGTTTGTCATCACAAGTGGTTACAGAACGAAAGCCTATAACCAAAAATTGAATGCATCAACTACCTCCTCCCACCTAAAAGGATTAGCAGCAGACATCAGTTGTGTGAATAGTGTTGATAGATTGTTAATAATTGCTGGGCTATTGGATGCTGGATTTAGTCGGATCGGAATTGCCAAAGATTTTATTCATGTAGATTGTGATTTAAGTAAGCCATCTTGCCTGTGGTTGTATGAATTATAAGCAGAAATTTTTAAAGCATTATGGCTATGCTGATGGAGAGTATATACCTTGCGTTTGTGGTAAAAATGCAACAGATATCCACCATATTGTATTTAAATCTCAAGGTGGTTCGGATAATATTTCTAATTTAGTGGCTTTATGCAGAGAATGTCATATAAAAGTACATAATGATAAGAATAGAGAATTTACCAAAGATTTCTTTAAATAAATGGTATGCTGGAACACATTGGACTGCACGAAAAAAGATTAAAGATGCGTATAAAAAACTGATAAAACACAAGGTAGAGGATGGCGAGTATGATGTGGAGTACACATTTTATTTTAAAAGCAGACCATTGGATGCTACCAACACGATTGCTATGGCTAAAATGATTGAGGACATTATATTTGAAAACGATTCTTATAAGAAAATAAAGAGCGTAA